ACCCACCTATTCATACAAACTATCCTCAATCATGCGGCAACCTTCTACTTCCCCATTCATCATCTTTTTCAGCTTTTCAAGATTTCGGATTACCACATCGACACTTGCGGTATTCTCAAACGTGAGTACAATATCTTCCTCACTGACAAAAAAATTTTCTGTTGACTTTTCGCCGCCGACTACGCCCGTTCCTTTTCCGTTCTGTAGGATAATACACCCTTTTTCAAAACTTTCATTTACAGACGGCGTAATCAGCACGTTTCCTTTTCCAAATTCAGCTACTATCATGTTATCTCCTTTCTTGTCAGACACGCCTTGAACGTGGGTTCGGGTTGTATTCAATCCATCTGTTCATCTTTTTTCCACTCAATTACCTTTCCGCACCACGGACAGAAGTTAGCAAGTCCCGCCCATCGTCCTATTATTGGCTTTCCGCAATCGCACCAACCCCAAAGGTCAATACCGTGCTTGTCGATTTCTTCCGGCTTTGCCCTATGGCAATGTGCTATTCCCCTTGACTGCCCGTATTTTTCCTTTGCTTTGTTGTGTCCGTCCGTGTAACCGTCACTATATGCGCTTTGAAATATTTCCTCTGCACGGCTTAAATATCTATCAATGTTCTTCATCTTCCCTACCTCCTACCTCAATTTTACAACAGATTCGGGCGGGGGTTGTACCAATTATTCATAAACTTTAATGTGAAATTCTTATAGAAATATTTTTGAGCTTGCAATGCTTGTTCTGTAATTAAATATAATTTGAGTTAAACTTGAGTTAAATTTAATAAAGATAATACTCAAAATACGGTAAAATCAATGCTTTAATCAATAAATACATATATTGCCGTGACAAACGAATAATATTTTAATCATGTTGCTAAAACCATTGAAAATGCTGTATTCTCGTCGTTTGTTAGCATTTTCTTGTCCTTTCTATTTTCTTGTTTTTCTGCATATTTCTGCATAAATCTGCATAGTTTTGTATGAATTTGAGTTATAAATTGAGTTAAATTCAAAATTTATAACTCAAGTCAAATACCTGTAAATAAATACAGTTACATGGCAGAGATTCGCTTTAATTTTAACTCACATATCTCGCTCATTTCTTTCTTTGCGTCCTCATATTGCACATGAGTGTATGTATTCAGCGTTACCCCTATATCGCTATGTCCCATGATGTATTGCAGGGTTTTGGGATTCATGCCAGACTTTGCCATGTTGCTACAGAACGTGTGCCGACAAACGTGAGGGGTTACTTTCGGCATTTGTACTTTGTAAATGCTGTTATACTTCTCTCGAATATGCTGAAAGTATTTCTCCCAGTGCAGAGCGACCATTGGCATATTGTTTTTGTCAAGATAGAGGAACCCGCTTCTTCCTCCAACCATAGGTTCGATCTTCGGTTTCTTACGATTTTTTATGATCTTTTTAAAACACTCATACACTTCATCTGCCATAGGAATTTCCCTTGTGCCGCATAAGGTCTTTGTATCTTCAATCACATACTGCATATCCCTTGTTCGCTGCAACTGGTGATCTATGGTGATTTTTCGGCTATCAAAATCAATATCTGATACTGTCAAACCAACAAATTCAGAAATCCTCATGCCAGTATTGAAAAGAATGAAAATTCCCTCGTAGTATTTACAGAAATGCTTGTCATTCTTTACAAATTCTAAGAATTGTCGCTCCTGCTTTCTCGTGATTGCCTCTCTTGTAACAGAATCATTAACTACTACCGTAGCAAGTTGGAACTCAAACGGATTTTTCAAAAGCAAATCATCGTCAACCGCCATCTGGAATGCAGGACGGACAACGCTACGAATAGAATGTATAGAACTGTAGCCTCTTCCGTCAGCCTGTAATTTAATCAGCCACGCTTTAGCATCGGACAGTTTAACTTTGTCAATACGCTTTGCCCCAAATTCCTCCTTTTTTATGATGTTGATAACAAAATTATAATTTGCCCGTGTATTATGCCGCACCCCTGTTTTTTGGGATATATATTTTTCGACAAGTTCGAGAACGGTCATATTCCCACCACAAGGCACAATACCGCTGCTTAGATCCTCTGCTATCTGCTTTTCTTTTTCCCGAAGTGATAAATCCTTGCGCTTTCCGCTTGGCGTTTTGTCAGACGGCAAAAGCTTCCAACTGTATATAGCCTTTCTTTCCCCTAGCATATTTGTGTATTGGTATCTATATCTACCGTCCTTTCCCTGCGTTTCCCCATCATTTAATACGCGCCCTTTATTGTCTTTTCTCCGTACCATACTGCTCCCTTCTATACAAAAAGAGCATTGCAAGCAGAATAAATATACCACAAACAACACCCTTTTTCAATAAAAATGCAAAGTTATGCAAGCCTATGCAACTATATCGCGTCCACGCTTTCTAAATACTTTTCAAACAACCTTCTTTTGATTAGCGTCTTTGTTCCGTTTTTTAAAACAAAATTGTATTCTCCTTCTGAAAGTCTGTCTCGCAAAGCTCTTTCACTTATTCCGCTATACTCTGCCGCTTCTTTTATTGTCAAAAGAATCTTTTGTGGAATTGGTACAGTTTCTTTTTGTTTCATTCCTATTACTCCTTTTCGTTTTTATATCTCCTTGCGCCCTGATTCGCTTGCTTTGCCTGCTCCCTGCCGAAATCAGCTACCTTTATGCGGTCATTGCTTCTGATTTCCCACATATAGCCGCTCTTGGTCGATATGCAATCCGTTTTGTTTACAAAAACTCTCATACTCCCCAAACTGCCTATCAAACAACGCTTTAACTTCTGATAACTCCTCTTTCATAGCAGAAATAGCGTTTTCATCATGCAGAATTTTGATAGAGTGCTTAATATTATACATTCGCTTCTTAGTATCTCTAATGCGCCGCTCCATTGCTCGCTGTTTCTGGAATAAGTCATATTTCTGCCTGTTTTCCTCATTGTCATAGTCCTTGTATGGGTTGCTGTTTCCGGGATAGTGCATATGCATTGTATGGCGGCAATTTGCGCCGCATAACCCCTTAACCGTTCCGTATCCGGTAACTTCCACCAAATCAGGGTATTTTTTCTGTTTTCGGAACTTTTGAAAAAATTCTTTTACTTTTCCCCAAAGGTTCTTTTTAGGCTCTTCATACCCCATTTTTTCTAACAGTGAATCAGATATAGAATATATTTTTCCCTGCCATGATTGATGATTTGCTGGTTCGTCATGGTCTGTATATCTCGCTCCTATATGGCTACTCACAAGAACTGTTCGTAATCCTGCATTGGCGCATTCTGTCAGCGTTATTTCTGCATTTGCCTGATTGATTCCGGTCAACACACACATTCTCGTAGCGGCTTCAACGGTCATTTTGCGCCCACTTTTATACACAACATGCGTTCCATATTTCGATACTTCGGTTATAGCTTCTCTTATGGCTGTGTTTCTATCAACACCATGCGTGGCTTTCCACCATGCCGCATCACAAGATTTATTAAATTGCTGATTAAGGTCTGCCGCTGTCGTCCTTGTAAGATTCCGTATCTCTCCGCTTGTCCGCTTATATGCCGCATCCAACAGCTTCTTTTCGCTCTCTGTCAGATGTTCAAGGCGCGGGGCTTTTCCGACAAATGACTTTAATTCCTTGTTAGATTCCACCATATCGTCAACGGATTTATTGATGTCCTCGTTGATTTCATATCCGGCTTGCAAAAATGCTTCTCGGATTTTCTTTTCAACACCCGGCAAACGCTTTCTGATTTCCTTTTCAATGTCAGATGCCAATATGCCGGATTGTTCATTTAACAGCTTTAATCTTTGCACATTGGACGGAATAATCTTAATTTCGCCTTCTGATTCAAAGAGATTGACTATAGAATCAATGACCTTATTTGTCAGATACATATTAAATTCAGATGCGGCGGCGTGACTACTTTCTACCAATTCATTCAAATATTCCGGGGTAAACATCAGCTTTCTTCCTCATCAGGCTTTAGGAATTGTTCTATCTGCTCTTTGCTCATATTTTTACACATATCCCAAACCTCATCAAAAACCGGCTTTATCGCCTTAACAAATCTATGAAGAACCAACTTTGTCTGTATCGCCGTCATTCCCCTTGCTTCAATCTCTTTTTTCTGTTCCTCCGTAAATGCTAAAACCATATCCCTACTCCTTTTTAAATCCATTCTTCGCCGCTTCAACAATCGGCTGTTTCTCATGCTCTGCTGTGTATCTCGCCCAATCACGCACAGCATCCGGGTTTTGATAATGCAATAGGCGTGTGGTTGGCACTTTCTCCACTCCCGGTCTGCTCCAATGACCATATTCCGGCGTATAGAAAGAACCTTTCCCGGTCTTGGGGTCTGCATACATTATTCCTGTATGCTGATAATGTCCGTATGGTACGCCATTTGGGTTATAGGCATATATAACGCCACGCTCTCCGTTTGTTTCGTTAAATGCCTTTATATCCGCTCGTAATGCGCCGCCATCTTCCCCCGGAACGTGCTGTATCATTCTTGTGAGAAATTCGTTGTCAAGTGCGTTCTGTGCCTTATCCAACTTGATTCCGAAGCGTGTCATATTGATGTTTACGGACACGCCGCCCTCATTAACTTTAATATTCAGTTTTTTGAATAAGTTTCTGAAATAATTCTTGCCAATTGCCATATCATCACGCCCTTTCAACATTCCCTATGTGCTGTCTGATTCTCATAAAACCGCTCCTCTTCATAGTCTTTGCAATCCGTAGGTTCGTCATAAACTGTCTCTGGAATTCCAGTCTCTGTTCTGTGTAAATGGCACTCGTCATTTCTGTGCCAAATGCAATCATAGCAACTGTTCAAATTATCCATTTTCCATTCCTCCTAACACTTATCCCTGCAATGATACACCCTGCGCCTACTTACAATCACAGCAGGATTATTGGCTTTAGCGTACCATTTTGGCGGTCGGCGCAGAATCCGCTCATGTTCCTCAACTTTTTCAAAGGATTTTCGTAATGCTTCTTCCAATTTTTCTATCTGCTCTGCAATCTGTGTCCATGATTCTATAATTTTATCTACCATTTCTTGTAATGTCATTCCCTATTCCTCCCCAAACAACCCCTCTTTCGGCTCATTCTTTCTTGCGCTTTGGATAAGATTTATTAAGTTATCATAGGGACTTTTGGCACAAGTTCATCTGCTTCTACCCATGCAAGGGTTGTGTTATTGTCCAAAAATCTTATGCTATACTCGTCCTTATCTTCAAATTCTTCGTGTATATCATTTCTAAAATGTTCTTCCATGCACTCCTTGTATGTATACTCAATAAAAGCTTCGCGATTGAAAAAATAATCGTCAATATAATTTTCAATCCTCATTCCGTTTGCGTCACATACAAGTTTTTGTGAAATTTCATGCTTTTTACAGATTACAATATCGCCTTTTTTAAATGTTGTCATTTTCTTACTCTCCTCCAAATAATCCACTTTCCTGCAGCTCATTCTCGCTCTTGGCTTCTGCCACAATAGCCCGCGCCTCTTCTTCCGTGAATCCTTCGTTATGCACCAGGTAATACCACTTAGGATAAAATCCCTTGTCTGTCAACAGCAATGCCCTTGACCGGTCTTCCTCTGCGTTTCTTGTGAGGTCTGCAAAGTCAGCATATATCTCATAGTTCCCAAACTCACTAGGAGCCGATTCCCCGTTGATAACAGCCATAGCGTCCATTATATAGGCTATATCATGAATCGCCCCTATGCGCCCGTCTCCGTTGCTGTCAGGGCATGATAGAATGTCCCGGTAATCCCCGACTGTGTTGATTGTTCGCCGCTCCGTGGCTTCCACCTGGGTGGCAGTGGCAACGGATATTGTCTGACCGTTAAATACGAAATATCCAGGGTCAAACCCGGTCTTATAAGAAATGATAGAAAGCAGGAAGTTTATTCCATCTGTCCGGCTCGCAACTTGGAGTGTTGGCTGCCACTGCTCAAATGGCTTGTCCGTCATATCGTCCAGGCCAGTCTTGAGAACCATTCGTGGAAGTTCAATTCCATTTGCTTCTGCATACTGTATTGCAGACTGCCCAACAATCATTTTCGGTTCGGAGTCCTCTGTTTCTACTCCCAGCGTGGACATTGCAATATCAAGCCAGCGCAGTTCCTCTATACACTCCGAAAAGCATGATACCCCTAAGGGACTGTCCGGGTCTATGGTATTGCTGTAAGGATTCTTGATGTACACGAATAAAGGCTTTTCAAGGTTTTCTGCTGTAAACTCCGGCACAATATCCGCCCACTTTGTGTTTTTTAGGGGAATTTCATGTCCTATCTGGTCTTGAACATCAGACACAAAGGCCTTGTTTGATACCCGGTACAGACTAACGGGCGTTGCGGTTCCGTCTGCATTCAAGTGCATTGCTGTACCTTCATACCTGTGCCACTCTGCACGGGTGTAAAACTTCTTTTCTTTTTGGTAGTATGAGAAGAATATCGCCCCTGTCACTTCCCCGTTGCTGTCAAATTCAGTCACAAGGAATCTGTCCGGCGGTATGTAGTCCATGCCTTTCCCGTTCCACTTCGCCATAGAGCCGCCCAACATAATCACATCTTGCATAATTCGCTGGGCATTCTTCAAGAAATAATCATCAATGGCTTTCTGGATTCTCTTGGCAGTTTCCCCGTTCCCGTATTTTGACTGCACCTTGATGTCAATATTCTGTGTAATCAGTTTAGCCAATTCACGGGCTACGGTGTTTGAAAAGCGGATAGTCCGGGTATCGCCCTTTACCCACGGCGGCTTTCCACTCTCCAACTGCCCCCACAGCTTAATAGCAGCGTCCATTTCCGGCGACAGGTACGTTTCCACACCGAAAGCCTTTTCAGCGTCCGTTTTAAACAGCATTTTAAATTTCTCCTTTATCCATGTTATCAGTCCCATTTAAAGCACCCCTAAAATCCGATAATGCAGTACCCGTCCATTAGTCCGTATTCTGGCACGTTCCGCAGAACATATGTAACTGGTCTTAATGCAACCTCTCCTGTATATCCTTTGTCCGGCTCCCATTCTTCAAGCACAAGTTCATCACCGACTTGTATATCATCTTCATCTTTCCGCAATTCAAAATGTTTGTTTTCCCAACAAACTTGTTCAAAATATATCGGAAGTATCTTCTTTCTCACCTGCTTCATTCAATCACCGCCCCTCTCATTTTCTTCCAACTCCTGCGCCTTCCGCAGTTCTCCTTATCATGATTCACTTTCCATCTTTATTTTACATTCCTCGCAAATCGGCGCTGCGCAATCTTCCCAATCAGAAATATGTGGATTGTATACCTGCCTTATCCAAACAGAATTTTCTTTACAAATAAAACACGTTCTTTTGATGCGTCTTGGTTCCTGATTCATATTCCCTATCCCTCCAAATAATCGCCATTATACTTGCTAATATGGCTTGCGGTGTTCTTTGCCGTGGGTGATGGATTGGTTAAGGCTCAAGTATCTGCTCCAAATCCAGCAACTCCCCCAAGTTCTCTATACATATCGCATTTACATTTTTTGCATTCTTTATGGTTCCCGCAATCATACACGCAACAAAATTCATAAGGTGCTTTATGCTGCTCACGACATTTTTCGCATTTTGTTCTCGTATCAATAAACTCTTTATAATTTTTACTTCCAAGCACAAAAACACTCTCCATATTATCTCTTATTTCCTTTTGTTTCTTCTAATTGTGCGCTGTTCTTTCCTGTAAGCCGCCCATGCTTTATCAGACATTTGAGCAACTCCCAAAATAGATTTTCTAACGTGTTCTTCTATATTTTCTCTGTATGGTTCTTCTAACGGTTTCCAAGCTATAATTTCAAAAGAAACTGGAGTATAATTTTTTCCGTGCCAAAGCCCATCAGTTCCATATACCAAATCATACACGGAACGTGTTTCAAAATCTCCATCTTTCCACAGCGCTGTAACTCGGTATCTCCTTCCGGGTTCTGGAAGATTTTTCCCATCACCGCAGTATATCCACCCGCCGCCGCAATCCTCAGATGACCGCTCCATATCTGCCAGCTTTGCGGATAATGCTTCTATGGTATCAGCGGCTTCCCTAAAACGCTCTACTGCCAAAGAAATAGGCATATTATGCCCAATAGACAAATTGTTTGCTATTGCTCTCAATTCCTTTACCTGTTCGCTAATGCTCATTCTGTCAATCCTCC